AACAAATACGAAAACAACTACTTGACATCTAAATACAGATATGATAGAGATGCTGCATCATTCTCTATATCAGAATATAACTTGAGAAATTTAGAAATAAATAAATATAATAAACTAAATATTCAAGATATACAAGACTTTGTTTACGAAAACAATACTCAAGGCAGCTTGCTTGATAACAATAAATTTATAGTACATACAGTTCCTAAAAATTATCCAGACATAGAATCTTCTAACATTGTTGACATATACTCAGGCGGCTCTTCACTCTCAGGAGTTGCTGATAGTATTATTTTTTGTACACACTATACTAAACATGGGGGTAACGAAGATTACAACAATATAAGACTAATACAAAGCAACAGTGATGACAACTTGTCGTCACAGATCGCTTTAAATAGTTCTGGCAATATATTAATTGATGGTCATAAAATATTAATTGGATCTTATGATAGATTAAGAAATAAAAAAAATGGTAAGTCAGCGCTAGTGTATTTAGGTAATTCTGATACTTCGCAAAGTGTAGTATTAGGTGAACAATTAAATCAATTTTTAGAAGAAATTGTAACAGTCCAGAAAACAGTATTTGTTTTGCTTAAGCAGATATTAATGTCAATGAACGAAGCAGATACAACTTCACATGTTGTATTAGATCAAACATTACAAGCTTTACAAGAATTATCAATTAGCGGCTCAATGCTACCGGCGCCGCTTGCACCTGTAGCCGCAATATTTTCAAATTTATTGGGGGGTATTGCACAACCGATGATGGATAACGAAAGCTTAAAAAATACAAATAGTAGTAATGAAACGTTTATAAAAGAAAAGATTTTGACAAATAAAAACAATGACAGCACAGAGTTATACATCAAGAAGCTTGAAAATATTGTCAATAATCTTGATAAACAATTAAGTAAATTTGTTAAAACTTCATGAAATTCTTTGTTGTTTGATAATTATTATTAAAGATTTATGAAGGTTTTAAATGTCTCAGTATGTTTTTAAAAACACGGGAAAGAATATAAATGATATAAAAAAGCGTATTAGTCGTCAAGATGTCATTGAAGCTGAGATATCTAGTCCAATAGGCATTGTTTTGCCGTTAAGGAGTAGTCAAAAACCTAGTGAAACTTTGTTTTCAATGACGTATGACGAAAATGATCAAATTAAGGTAAATTTAAAAAATTTAATTTTAACTAAAAAAGGTGAATATTTAGGGCGCCCTAATTTTGGAACTGACTTGATAGAACTATATCATTCAAGTAACAAAGAAAATGTTGATGAATTAGCGATGGAAGAAGTTAAAAATGCTGTTTCCGTTTATATGCCTTTTATAGACTTAGAAGACTATACTTCAAAAATAGTTAATGCTACAGAAATAAATTCACCTTATATTGAAATATCTATAAAGTATTCATACAAAAACAAAAAAAACGAAGTTTTATTAAAACTACAATTCTCGAGGTAATAAATAATGTCTAACCCTAGATTTCATAATAAGTTAAAAAATTATAGAAATAAAAATAAAGTTATTAAAAAAGATTTTAACGGATTTAGAAACGAGTTATTGGATTACGCAAAAAGCAACTTTAGCAATCAAATACAAGACTTTTCTGAAGCATCACTGGGTGGTATGTTTTTGGACTTTGCTGCTATTGTAGGTGAGTCTTTAAGCTTCTATATGGAACAACAATTCAATGAACTTGATTATGAGACATCTTCTAGCGATTATAATCTAATAAGTCATCTAAGAAAAGCAGGAGTAACTTCAGGGTACGCATCCCCTGCTAGCGCATATGTAGATTTCTATATAGAGGTTCAAGCTGAAGTTACTTCTTTGTCTGACGTTTTGATTCCTAAAAGTATGTATTTGCCTATTATAAAATCAGGCACAAAATTATCATCATTAGAAGGTATAAATTTTATATTAGAGGAAGATTTAGACTTTAATAAAGGTTATGATAATATTACAATAGGAGAAACTGATCAGAATGGAAAGCCACTTTCTGTTATTATTGTAAAAAAAGGTATTTGTGTATCTGGAGATGAGATTCAAGAAAGCGTAACTTTTAATTCTGGGGATGCTGGTAATTTCATCAGTTATACTTTATCAAATCAGAACATAACTAAATTATTGAAGATAACTGATGATGACTACAATGATTATAAAGAAGTTGAATACCTTTCTCAAGACACAGTCTATGAAAAAATAGAAAATAGCGAAAATGCATTTTTTGAAATTAAACCTGCGCCATTTAGATATGTAACAGAAAGAAATTTTGATTCGGGATTAACAACAGTAAGATTTGGAAATGGAGAGGGTAAAACAATAGAAGACGGTATTTTAACTAATCCTGAAGATTATCTTTCGTTACCGTTGTTAGGTAAAAATTATTTTGCTAAAAAATCATTAGACCCAAAAAAGCTACTAAACAGTGATAGTTTAGGCGTTTCGCCTTCAGGGAAAACTCTTAGTATTGTATATAAGTATGGAGGCGGCACTTCACATAATGTCAACGCTAATACGATTAACGAAATAATAGAATTGAACATAGTATACCCTAATATTGGAGATATTTCTGTTGATCAAAATGTTAGGCTTATTAATTCAACAATTGGAGTAAATAATGAGGATGAAGCTGTTGGTGGTAGTAATAGTCTAGATTTAGAAGAGTTAAGAGAACAAATTCCTGTTGTATTAAAGCAGCAGTCTAGAATTGTTACACATGAAGACTTATTGGCAAGAATATATACAATGCCAACAGACTTTGGTAAAATACATAAAGCTGCTGTTATAAAGAATCCTTATACAAAGTCAGCAAAAGACTTGTTTATCATTTGCAAAAACGATGATGATCATTACATTTATGCTAACGATGCCATAAAAATAAACCTGTCTAAATATTTAAATGAATACAGACTTATAGGCGACAGCTTAAATATTATTGATGCACCTATTTATAACTTTTCTTTGTTTTTAAAGATAAAAGTAGCTCAAAGCTATGACACAAACACAGTTATAAACAAAGCGATATCTAGCATTTATCAAAACATGAGATTTGATACACTACAGATAGGTGAAGGAATTAACATTAATGACATTATATCGTTAGCACTTTCAGTAAATGGGGTTTCTACAATTATATCTAATTACAAGACAATCGTAAGGTCTAAAAACAACACAGATATTACATCACAACAATCGATATTGAACTTACAATACAACAGTTCCAGATTTTCATCTAGAGAAAAATATATTGATGGCATAGTTTATCCTCCTAAAGGTGGCATTTTTGAATTAAAGTACCCCTCTTATGATATAGAAATTGTTAGCGGTTAATTTAAAAAGGAGAAAGAATGATAGTTTCATCATTGGTTAATAAAGATACATATATTACAAACTTAAACTTAGGATTAACAGATGCAACTTATTCTAACGTTGGTAAAGCATCAACACTTGACCTATTTAAAATATCAAAAGAAAATAAGAACGTTAAGGCTAGATCTTCTTTAACAATAGTAAACCCACTTTTAGATCTAATTAATCAAAAAACATTTACACTTAAAGACGGAAGTAACAACTCAGTCACCTTTGAAATTGATAGCAGCTCACAATATAGTGATGGTAGAGTTAATGCAAGTGGAAATGTTATCATAGGAGTTGATAGTACTTCTCCCGGCGTAAATCAACTTCAAAAAGTTATAGATTCAATTAATAACGTGAATGTAATGGATCAAAAAATAAATGGCGGATCACATGCATTACCCAAAACCTTGACATTAAACATTACAGCACGAAAACTTGATAGCAAGAGAGCTTTATTAGAACAAAGTGTTAAAGGTGAAGAAGGTGAAACAGAAATAACAATGGACGCTGACGCAAACTTTACAATAACAAACTTTGTAAGGATTCAGAGTTCATCTATTTTATTGAATTTTGATCTAAACGATTTTAAAGATAAATTCGTTCAAAGCGGAAATTTAGCTAATTCTGTATTTAGTTTGAAAGCAAATTACAGAGCATTTATAAAGTTGTTTGATGTGGGATTCGCAAGTTCGAGGCCTAAAAATTTTAGCTTAAAGATGAGTGTGCTAAATAACGATTTTAATGAAGGAATTGGTTCAGATATTTATAACTTTTCTGACGTAGGCGAACCAAATTTTTCCAAGATTGATGAAACAACATCTTGGTCTATAGAAAAAATAATATCTGAAGCAGATTGTGTTAGTGGTTTTTACAAGAATATTGAAACCATAAACAACTTTTCTAAAGGGGACGAAAATTGCGTATTCGAAATTACAGACTATCTTCATGAGTTCTTGGCAGGTAATCAAACAGCTACCAGTTTTACTATCTGTTTTGACTTTGACAACATGTTTGACGAATATACATATTTTCTAAAAAGGTTTGGCAGTTTGCAAATAAATAGCAAAACGAAGAAACCTAGGCTAGAAGTGCACATAGACGAAACAAAAATAACACAATTTGCAGGCCAGACCACTAAAAAGTACTTAAATTCGCAAGAATACTTTTATCTTTACAACAAAACTAACAAACTAAATAGTTTTGATAATAGTAA